TACGATATATCGTAACAATGTGTTTAATTTGAGTAGGCAAGACCTCCCATACCACTCATAATTCTTAGAACGTTGTAGTTGGTGGCATATACTCTGACTTTGGCAGTCTTGTCCTGGCCGATGGCGTTGTACGACACGACGAGCTGAAGGTTGGCGTTATCAATGCGCGAGAAGTTGGCAGTGCCCGATGGCTGGTGCTCCTCGGGGCGGAGGGCGAACGAGTAGACGTTGATACCAGTGTCGGGGTTGCGAGTGTGGTGCTGGTAGGGCTGGACGAGGTCGAAGTAGGTACCTTCGCGCTCAGAGAAGCGGTCCTGACCGTTGAGCTGCAGCTTAGCAGTGACAACAGGGTTCTGACCCCAGCAGTGCATATCCAGAGAAGTCTCAGCGAGCACAAAAGTACCAGCATCAGAAACACCAGAGTTCTGGTTGTCGAGGTAACCATTATTGAAACCCTGTCCACCGCCGGCAACGGAGTACTGAGCGTTGATAGAGGGACCAAGACCCCAGACGGCACCAGTAACGTCGACCGCACCAGGATCGTGGAAGAGGCCGTTGACGTCAATGAAGGCGTTAGTGGTCTCAGCGATACCAAGACGACCACCGAAGGCCATGATGGAGTTAGGCAGGGCATCAACACCATCGGTGTAGTTGAAGGGCTGAGCACCGAGAGCGCGGTACAGCAGGGTACCACCAGTGAGGGACGAGCAGTAGTCGACGTTGGCATCCGGCTGCACAACAAAGACGAGCTCCTTGCAAGGGTGGTTGAAGTTGAGCTTGATCTTGTTGGAAGAAGAACCAACGGACTCGTCACCAGTGAACTGGAGCTGCTCAATGAGGTACTCGTGGGGGTTCTGGGCCATGCGGCGACGCTCATCAGTGTCAAGGAAGACGTAGTCGACGTAGAGCGAGGCAGCCACGAGCGACTGGTTGTAAGCGTTGGTGACGCGAACAGAGGCGTTGGAGTTGGACTGCAGAGAGTTGACGGCCCACAGACACTCATCAATAGGACGAATATCAAGGTTGATCTTGACCTCGTGGTACTGCAGAGCAATCAGAGGCAGAGCAAGACCAGGGTTACGGCAGTACCAGAACTGGAAGGGCACGTAGAGGGTGGTTTCAGGCAGAGCATTGCGGGGCTCGCAGACCTGGACGGGGGCGTTGGACGCGCAAGGACCATCGACCGAGGCGAAAGAGGGATCAGTGATGAACGTGAGCTGAGTGGTGTTGCCGACCATCTTGTAGTAGCCACGCTGCTGCTCCGAGGTCAGGGTCAGCTGGTTCCAGATGTGCATCCAGTCACCATACTGACGATCAATGCGCTGACCGCCGATCTCAACCTCAACCTGAGAGATCATCTGTTCACCCGGGAAATCCAGCCAGCGGGCCCAGACACCAGCATCAGTGGTGCCAGCCATCTGCTGGTTGATTTCAGGCAGGGTCACCTGCAGGTAGGTGCGGTATGCCAGATCACCGTTACGGCTGATCGTGCAGGTCACACGGCGACCGAAGTCAGCCTGACCGTTAAAGGTCTGCTCAATGGACTCCATCGCAAAGTTAGTGTGGCGACGATAGGTCACCTTCCAGAATGTAATCTGGGGATTACCGCTGAGGTAAACGTCCTGAGCACCATAAGCCACAAGTTGCATTAAACCGCCTCCCATTTTGCTGTTTTTATATTATTACTAAAGAAAATATTTTGGCCAAACAACGTAATAAAAAGAAGCCTATGCCCTTCCCCTAAACATTCGACGGCACTTAAGTGGGACCTAATAAGTTCGCATGAATAAACGTCTGCAAATAGCTGTCTAAAAAGACCTCGCGACGATTCTCATGCTTTTTTGTAAAAATGTACTTATCTTCGCGTTTCTTAACCGTCCAGCCACTACTTAGAGCATTATAGATAAACATCATCTTTTGCAATTTTTGTGGTTCTGGTACTGTTAACTGCAAGTCTAAATCCATGGGCTCTAAACTGAAGCAGATAATTGTTTTTGCGCCCATATACCTAATTTATGACATAACCTTAACCACGGCCAACAAAAGTGTATTTATATATATTTACGACCGCCTCGCTTAAAAACACGCCAATGTCTTATAGCATTTTAAGGTTTTTTCGCTAAATGCCGTCCTTTAAAACCAAGACTACAAAGAAAATAGAGGTTGATAAAAAGTCCACGGTGACTCTAGATTCTAAACATTCGGAACTGCTTAAAACCTTCAAGGACAAGTACGAAATTGAGTTGCCACAGCTACAACTAGAAAAACAGCGGCTGAAAATGGCCCTAAAGAATCCCAGTGCGTTGCCGATTGACACTAAACTGGAATTACAGGATCAGCTAAAAGCCGTCAGTGATCAAATCAAGACAATTAAAAAAGAATATCAAGACTACCTCTTAAATAATTCCGCTTTCATCTTCGATTACTTTGAGCACAAAAAGAAAATTGCCGACTGCAGCAATAAAACCACTATTTTGGCCAACTTCTTTAAATGCGCCGAGGACGATGGGTCTGAGCGTAGTGATTCAACTGACAAACACAAAAGTAAACTAAAGTTAGAAAATCCAGTGCATAATTACCTATGCAATGTTGATGACGCCTTCATTGACATCAACGACTTTGTTATTTCCCAAGACCAATGCCATACCTGCCACAAAGGGGAAATGATTGCGGTCGAACATGACGGAGTCATGGTTTGTAATCATTGTGCTAAATCTATTCCTTATTTAGTGGACAACGAAAAACCGTCTTATAAAGAACCACCCAAAGAGGTGTGCTTCTATGCCTATCAACGTATCAACCACTTTCGCGAAATCATGGCACAATTCCAGGCGAAAGAAACCACTCAAATTCCAGAGGAGGTTATGGAGAACATCAAACGACAAATTAAAAAGGAGCGAATTGAATTAAGTGAACTCACGAACGAGCGGGCTAAAGAGATTCTGAAGAAGCTCGACTACAACAAATACTACGAACACATCCCGTTTATTAAACATAAGTTTGGCATTCAACCGCCCATCATGAGTCCGGAACTTGAGGAAACTTTATGCAACTTGTTCATGGACACCCAAGCACCCTACGCCAAGTTTTGTCCGGATTGGCGCAATAACTTTTTGAACTACTATTACACGATGTACAAACTTTGCGAGTTGTTGGGTCAGACGCAATTTCTCCAATATTTTCCTTTGCTGAAAGACCCCGAAAAGCGTTTAGAACAGGACGAAATCTGGCGCAAAATATGCGAAGAACTCGATTGGGACTTCATCCCCACTATTTAAGTATAAATTACTAAACCACTGCATAACATTCATCTTATTATTTCGCTAACCTTTAATCTTCGATGAGCGTTATGCGCATTTGGTGCATCGGAGATTAAAGGTTAAAATATAGGTTAAAATTGCAAGCGGTTAAAACCTCTTGATATTTTTGTATATATTCTCTATACGATATGCCACGACCTACGTCACCCACTTTAATTCTGCCGACACCAGCGGAAACTCAAATGGTAGAGGCAGCCGCCAATCGACATCGGGCACCGTCTTCATTTAAAGATTACATGCACAAAAAATACGTTAAACCTTGGGGTTATGAATACATGTGTTATCAATCGGAGACCATCGGAATTTGGATTTTACATGTCAATGCAGACCAGGCCACTTCTGTACATTGTCACTTTCGCAAAGCAACGCTACTCGTGTGTTTACATGGCGCCTTCCGCATTAATTTATTTGCCGATCAGTACCGTATATTAAACGAAGGTGACACCTTGTACATTCCGGCCAACACGTTTCATGGCATTCAAAGCTATATCAATGACGGTATTATTCTGGAAGTGGAACTGTATAACGATGGCATCACATATTCCGACAAAAACGATTTACTGCGCATGAAGGATATGTATGTTCGTGACAAAACATCCTACGAAAATTCTGTACAAGAACAGGATCATTATCCAGGTGTAGATTTCGGGTCCATTGGATCTCAGTATAGATATGGTTTAAGTGAGTTGCACGTGTTAACCATAGACAAGTTGCTCAACTCAGCGACATCCACTAATTTCTATATTTTACTCCAAGGTCATCTGTTACAAGAAACCAAAGGACACTTAATGCCTGGCTCCCTAGTAGATCCAAAATTGCCTTTAGTGTCCTTGAGTGAAACTGCCACACACTCCATGGTGTTAGCGTTTAGAAATTTATTTATATCAGAGCGTAGTAAGCTCATCTTTTCTAAGCAACACTTACATGATGTATTATCGTTATCAAACAAAAGCCCTCCCTTAAACCGTGGCTTGACATCGGGGTGTTTCGACATTATGCACACTGGACATCTTAGCTTCCTCAAACAAAGCAAGCAGCAGTGTGATGAATTGTTCGTTTGTTTAAGCAGTGATGCCCAAATCAAGGAATTAAAAGGCCAAACCAGGCCTGTAAATCAATTACAAGACCGCATCCATATGTTGGCGGCGTTACCGTTTGTGGACTACGTGATCCTGTATGAGGAAACAGACAGTCAACAAGAAAATGAACTAGATACTATTATGCATATTGTTCAACCTACCACATGGTTTAAAGGCACTGATTATACTATTGCGGGTATCAGAGCAAAACATCCGGGTCTGAAATGCATTTGCTTATTTAAGAATGTAGTTGGTCAAAGCACCACTAGCATTATTCAACGAATAATTGATGGAGCTCAAGACCACTTAAAGACGCATGATTAAAGTTTGCTTTAATTATTGGCCATGACGATTTTAGTGTGTGGCGCTAGTGGCTTAGTGGGGTCTGAACTATGTCAACAACTTGCTAAGCGTAACATCCCGTTTGTTGGCACTTATAACTCCTCTGTTGTCATGTCCAACTGTGACAGTCAGACCTATGTTCAATGCAATTTCACTGACCGTCAAGCCCTGTGTGAACTATTGCACTTGCATCACATTGCAACCGTGATATGGTTAGTGGTGCAACGGTTTACAGACATATGCGAAAAAGATTGGTCTCTCACTAAACACACAAACGTCGATTTAGTGGACAACATTACCGCCATATGTGCCCGTTTGTCCATAAGGTTTATCCATGTGTCAACCGACTACGTCTTTGATGGCTTCAAACAACCAAACAGTCCAAGTGATCCCACTCATCCTTTGCAAAAATATGGTATGTCAAAACTCATGTCAGAGCAAATCGTCCAACAAGCGTATGCAGCTGATCCTACAAATTACGTTATTTTACGTGTCCCGGTCTTATATAACGCCAACATGGCAGCGCATAATGCTCTGGCTAACAATGCTGTCACGGTTTTAGTAAAACCATTGTTAGATTTGCGCCTAACCGCACCCTTAGTCCATGAAGATGATCTTTCAATAAGGCGGCCAGTGTGGGTCCCTGATTTGGTTCACTTTCTAATAGAACATGTATTGACAACGACTTCGCCGACACTTAGTGGGGTCCACCATTTTTACAACCCGCATCATCTGTTCACCAAGTACCAAATGGCCGCACATATTGCTGACTTTTTAAAGTTGACATCAAGGCATCGTTTAAGACCTAACAGACAACCTCCATCGGCTAACGCGGCACCTCGACCATATGACACGCAACTACATGATCTACAGTTGCATACTGTGATCATGCAACACCCTTTTACTGACTTTGGGTCTACTATCGGTCAATGTTTTCAACGTTTTCAACATGATCCCAGGGCTATCTCCAAAACACTGTACATGTTCGATTTGGATGGCACTTTAGTGGACTCGTTTGCGGCTCATTACACCGCGTATCATCGGGCCTTTGCAAAGGCCAATCGGCCGTTTATAACGTACAAAGAATTTACCCAGGTTATTACCTCTCAACA